GCCGTCATCCTGGCTGATTTCAAATTTTCCTGATCCGAACTGGATTTTATTTGCCTGTTGTATTACTGTTTGTGCCACATCAAACTCCTTTCAAATAAAAAAGCCTCACTTCAAGGCTTTTCTGTTTTTATTAATATTTGTTAAAGGGATTACTGTTCCCGGTATTTTATTCTGTACTGAGATATTCCATGATATATTTTTGTGTCTGGTTCATAATCGATATTTTCAAAGTCAAATACTACACTTATAACCTCGATGCTACTCCATATGCCTTTTTCACGTTGTATGGCAAATCTTATATTCTGCATAATATTCTGGGCCCCTGTGTAGTCTGTTGTCCATGTATCTATCTGAATATCTGCCATCGCAACATCAATATCATTGTGCCTGTTTTGCGAAACAAGAAAATAAGTTACTGCCGGCAATGTTGGGTTTTGCGGCAACTTTAAAATATATAACCTTTGGGATATAAGACTTGTAAGCCCCGCATATGAAAGTAATTTTGTCCTCAGTGCTGCTTCAATCATAATTTTCCTGCCTTTGATATTGCCCTTTTCATAGCCTCAGTTATTATTTGTTTTACCCTGTTTGCCATTTGCCTATATGCTGGTCTAAAATACGGGTGCGCCCTTGATTTAACTGTACCAAATTCTACTAAGTGTGCATGAGGCGCTTTTTTCCTGTCAACTGCTGCAATAGATACAATCGGCGATGTTTCCTTATATGGCATTTCCTTATATTTTATTGCTTTCTTTAAATTGCCAGTAGGCCCCATTGGTGCAAGTTCTCTTGCCTTATCTGCTATTATCTTTGCACCCTCTATTGCACCTGCCCTAAGCTCAGCTATTACATTTTTATTAACATTATGTAAAGCAATAGTAACTTCTTTTACACCTTCTATTTTTATGCTACAACTACTAACCATTATGCTCCTTAACCAGCAGCGTCATTTCCTTGTTGCGTTCCTCGACATTTAGAATAGCCTCAATATCAAATACTCTTGAGCCGAACAATACCCTCATTTTAGTATTAATGCCTGACAAATACCGGATTTTTATTTTGCCTGTAACCTCCGAATTAATTTGTTTTGAGGCCCAGAATTCTCTGCCGTCAAGTGGTGCGACTGAAGCCCAAACTATCGCAAATGTTGTCCAGGTTATTATAGGCTCTCCAACAGAATTGACCGTTTCTGTAACTTGCTCTATTGTTATTCTATGCCTTAGTGTTGCTATATCCATTACGACCAGTCCCAAACACGATATTGATATAAAAGGTATTCAACACCCAATGGCAAGCTCTTAGGAATATGCCCCTTTGCCAGTAAATCTTCCCTGTTCTCATAGTAGTTACCGATTGCCAAAAGTAACCCTTGTTTTATAGCCTCAGGTATAATTAAATTTGGATCGCTACCAGTTGTCTTATACCCGGCAGTATATCTGACCCTTACAGCGCCCTTAGGGTACGGTGTAAAAGACGGCCAATACTTGCTATAAGCTGGCACAACAACAGCCGGGTCCGCATCAGTAAAGGCAATATAATCAGCAGATGAAACTGTGGTTTCAGTTCCCTCATGGTCTTTATATTTTACTGAAGTTACGCTTTCAACTGGCGGCCGGGGCAGTACAATGTCATTTTCTGGAAATTCATCAAGTACCAGTTCCAGCACCTGTGAAGCAAGCGCCCTATGTGTAAAGTTTTCCGCTGACTGTCTCGATGCCTTTATAAGCATAGTAATTAGGTTATCATCAGCGATATTCTCAACTTTTAAATGCAGTTTAGCCTCAGTTAAACTTATGGGCTCTGTTGCAGCTGCTGTAATTATTTTTAAATTCATTCAGATTTCCTTGTCTCTTTTGGCTTTACTACTGCCCGCTCAACATTATTTTCCTTAACAGGCTCGCCCAGTACATTTAATTTTGTTACCTTGCCAATATCAAAGTTAGATATATCGACAATATCACCCTTAAATATCCGCTTACCCTTATATATGAACTCATTTTTTACATTAAACTTCATTATTGCTCCTTAAATAAGTGAGGGCTGACAACATCTGCCAACCCTCACAAATTAGGTTATGTTATGATCCTACCGCAGGAACATCAAGCACGACAAACGGGCTAACCTCAGTTGCAGCATCACGAAGTGTTATCGGAGCTGTTAACCAGGGCTTGCCGTCAACGTTCCAGAATGCCTTAATAACGGTTTTGTTAGTAGTGAAATATACATGCTCAGATGCAGCTATTTCAACACCGTAACCGTCCTTTATAAGGTAGTAACCGAAGTTTGCAAGCATCAGGTCACCCTTAGTACCAAGTGCTGGAAGCAAATCAGTATAGACAAGCGGAAGCCCAAGCATTGTACCAAGTATGCCAGTGCGTGCATCAGGCTGGAAAACCAGGTTTGGTGCGTCACTGTCTGCTGCTTCAAAATCCTTCATCTGCATAAGCTGAGGAAGTGCTGACTTTGCAGCTACCCAAACATAGTTACCAACACCAAAAGAGCTGGCAAACATATTGACTATATCAGCATAGGTAATCCTGTCTGCAATTGCCCTGTTTACAGCAATAGTGCCAGCATGGGTTATAATACCAGTTGGCCTTGTTGCTGCATTAGTTCCGGCCAGGAATTCCTTTTCCTCTGCTGTAGTAATTGCGCCCCTAAAAAGATTGCCTAAAAGTGACTCAATAGCCCCGGCATTCCTTAAGAGTTTATCAGTTACAATAATATGGCCAGCAACCTCTTTGGGGTCAAGTTCAATTAACTTAAAAGCTGAGTCCTGTTCAGGTTTGGTAGCGCCCTCAGTAATCCACTCAACCTCAATACCTCCATAAAGTCCAGTACCGTCGGCTGCAGTCTGGTCAAGTGCTGGCATATCAACACCCTGGTCAGGCTGTGCACCTGCTGGTATAACGGAAGCCCTTGGCCTTACAACAGCATCACTAAGTGAAACCATTTTGATTGTGTCAACAAAAGCATCGGGCACAAGGTAGCCACCTTTGGTTGTAGAGTCCATAGAAAGTTCCCTTAACTGTACAAGTCTTGGGTCTGCTTTTCTATTTCTGTATTCATAGGCAATAGCCTGTACAAATTCCCCAAAGTTCCTAAACTGCCCCTGAGGAGTTACTTCCCCACCGTCAGCAGGTTTTGCAGGGTCATTGACTGGTTTTTCCCCAAACTCCCTGATAGACTTTAAAGATGACTCCCTTTCAGTAGCTTTCCTTTTCTTTTCCTCAAGCTCTTTGAATTCAACTGCAAGTTCATCAAATCTCTTTTCATCTTCAGGAGTCAAGGTTTCCTTTTTCTCAATGCCCTCTACTTCGGATGCTATTTCCTGCATCCTTTTTATAATTTCCTTAAGCATAATAAATGCCTTTCTTTTATAACTTTTACAATGGTTGCAATTAAGTAATAAACTCCTGTTTAAAACTTATTGCTACAAATCCACTCCTGCGGATTGCAATAAAAAAGCACCCATAAAGAGTGCCTTGTTTAATTAAATTGTTTATGTTTACTTACCTGTGAAACATCTTTATTTTCATTCTAATATTTGCCTCTTTTATTTTCTTCCTTAGTTGTACCTCAGTTATTTTCTGATTTTCTTCTTCAAGCATTTTTTGCCTATCTGTCTCAAAAGACTTATAAATATCTTCAGGACTTCTAACGCCTACCGATGTCTGAGGATATGCCGGATAGGTTACAACGGATACATCATACAGTTTGGCTCTAACAAGCGTCCTAATCGGTATAACACCCGACTCATCCCACTCATCAATTAATGTTTCAAAAGCAAACGACATCTGGTTAATATCACCACGAGCAACAGAAAACATTAAGTCCCTTGCCCACTGTGTATCCGGAGGTTGTATTGATACTTTAAGCCCTGTATCATCTTCCTCAAGTTCAAGAGTTTTGTTCTTATTTCTACCCAGTACAAAATTACTGTCATGGTTAAACAGCGCCCTTATATCATCTTGCCCTATACTTTCAGCAAATGCGCCTG